ATCTAACAATCTAAAAAAATAAAGTTTTATGAGTATGAACGCAGAATCAATCTTGGACCGCATCATGGTAAAATTGGGTATCAATGAACCCGTTGCCGTGGAATTGGAACAAGTAAAAACCGAAGATGGTCAAGCCATTTTTGAAGCGGACACCTTTGCCGTTGGTGAAGCGGTGTTCATTGTAACCGAAGATGGTAAAATCCCCGCACCCGCAGGTGAATTCGCCATGGAAGATGGTAACATCGTTGAGGTTGATGAAAATGGTGTAATCGTTGAAATCGCTAAAAAAGAAGCCGAAGTTGAGGAAGAAATCGTTGAGGGAGTTGAAGCCCAAGACGATATCATGAAAGAAGAAATCAAGGAAGAAATGGGAATGAAACCAAAGAAGACCGTGAAATCTAAAACCGAAATGGAAGAATCTTATTTCAGCGCACAAATCAAAGAACTTGAAGCCAAGTTTGAAGCCCGTTTGTCAGCATTGGAAACCGAAAAGGTTGCATTGTCAGCACAGAACGCTGAATTGGAAGAAAGATTGGCGACTGAACCCGCCCCTCACACTCCATTCAACCCCGAAGCAACAACCACAAGCAAAATGCATTTTCACATTAGCGATAAGCGTGAAAAGACAATTAAAGACAGAGTATTTGACCAACTTTTTAACTAAACCACTAAAATGAACAATAAATTAAACAAAATCAATTTGAGTGGCCCAACAGTATCTCCAAATACCTACGCGGGTTTATTTGGTAACAAATACATTGCGGCTGCGTTGTTGTCAGGCGAGACCTTGGCAAAAGAACTTATCACATTGCACCCCAATGTGGCTTTCAAAGAAGTTATCCGTAACTACCAAGATTCAATCACCATTGCCGATGCAACTTGTGATTTCACTGATTCTTCATCAGTAACTTTGGGTGAATATGTGTTGACTACCATCGAAAAGCAAGTGAACTTGCAACTTTGTAAGAACCAATTGCGTACTACATGGGAAGCAGCACAAGCGGGTTTCAGTGCATTTGAAAAATTGCCTGCAACTTTTGAAGAATTCATGTTGGCACAAACCGCTGCCGAAGTAGCACAAGCAAATGAATTGGGTATCTGGAAATCAAATTTGTGGTATGATTCCGCATTGGTTCCTGGTCAAGATGGTATGGTTGGTTATTTGATTGACAACTCTGCAATCGTTCGTGCGTTCAGTGGTGCTACAACTGGATCAAATGTTGTTGCTCGTTTGCAAGAAGCATTGGACAACTCACCCGCTGCGTTGTATGGCAAAGAAGGATACCAATACTATGTTGGTCCATCTACCATGAAAGCATACCAAGCCGCTTTGTCTGCTGGTAACTACAACTTCCAATTCTATGTAGGTGAAAAGCCAATGAACTTCCAAGGTATCCCCGTAACCATGTGTCCTGGTCTTAACGATTACGACTGTGTATTGGGTATGAAGTCAGATTTGCACTTCGGAACTGGTTTGTTGAGCGATTACAATGAAGTGAAGGTTATCGACATGAGCGATATCGATGGTTCACAGAATGTGCGTGTAATCATGCGCTTCACTGGTGGTATCATCGCTACCAACCCAACTCAACAAGTTGTAATTAATGTAACCTAATAATATAGGAACAATATAAACACGGGGTGGGCGTAAACACCCGCCCCTTTTTTTTAACCAACAAAATAGAAAAATATGCCAACTTGTGGAACTTTATTAGGAAGATACGAACCATGTAAGCAGTTTGTGGGCGGTATCAAAGGTGCGTTCTTCGTACCCTTTGAATTTGCAAACGCAATCACAACTGATGGAAGCGGTTTAGTAACTCAATTGAATAATGGTGCAACTCCACCCGTAAAATTGTCGGGTTACTTTTGGGAGTTGAAAGGTTTGTCTACCATTGAAACTGCGGTTATTGCATCACGCGATAACGGAACATCTGCATACGAAACCACCTTTACTTTGTCATTCAAACCAAGCGGGAAAACCCCAGTAACGGGCGATTCTGATATGGATCAATTGAAGGTTTTGACACAAGGTAGATGGCAAATCATCGTGTGGGATAGAAACGACCAATTTTGGTTGATTGGTGCAACTTTGGGTTGTGATGCCAACGGCGGAACATCTTCATGGGGTGTGCAAATGGGTGATGCCCGTTTGAATACTTTGACTTTCATGTCAAGCGAGCCAAACCCTCCGATGGCAGTAGATGCCGACAATTATGCTGAATTGGGAAGTGTAATTACCATTGTCACTGCGGCTTAATTTGATTTCAGTTTTATAGTTTGACGACCCTCACCAAATCGGTGGGGGTTTTCTTTTGTAACAAAAAGTTAGAATTGCGTTTTATAGGTATGCACATCAATAACACATCCACATCAGTTACATTCACATCGTTCGTGGATTTTGAAGGTGTGTCAACGGCAACCATTGAGGTATGGCATAAACCCACAAAAACGATGGTTTCCACCACGACTGCGTGTGTGAAGTCATATTCCTTCATCACAATGAATTTACCCGCTTTAACGCCAATTAACGCAGTGGCAAAGAACACGGATGAATTGTTGTTTCGCGTGTACAATGGGAATGTGTTGATTTGGGAGGTTTTGGGATATTGGATTACGGGAACAACAAACATTTACAACACTTGGAAGCAGTTCACAACGACTGCCCCTGGTACACCTAATTGGAAAACACTATGAGTTTAGAATTTATACAATTACAATCATACACCGCACCATCCATCATTGAGCAAAAGAACAAAGATTGGGTGCAATATGGTGATGATAATAATTACTACCAATACTTGATTGACTTATACCATTCATCACCCACCAACAATGCTTGTATCAAAGGCACGGTTGACCAAATCTTTGGTAAGGGGTTGGAGGTTACAAGGGCATCAAGGGATTTGCCAGGTTACATTGAATTCAAAAAGTTGTTCAGTGCGGATGACCTTCGTGCCGTTGCAATGGATTTGAAGATGTTAGGCCAAGCATCGTTCCAATTGGTAAAGTCAAAGGACAGAAAAAAGTATGTCCAAGCCAAGCACTTTCCACAACAAACCCTTCGCCCCGCTAAATGCAACGAAAAGGGTGAAATTGAAAAGTACTATTATTGCCCAGATTGGGCTAACATGAAGCGTAACCACACGCCAATTGAATTTAGGGCGTTCGGTTATGACCAAAGTGCAAACGAATGTATTTTAACCATCAAACCATATTCAACGGGTTCGTTTTACTTCGCACCAGTGGATTATCAAGGCGGTACGCAATATGCCAACTTGGAAGCGGAAATTTCCAATTTCCATATTAACAACATCATGAATGGGTTAGCCCCATCAATGTTGATTAACTTCAACAACGGGCAACCACCCGCAGAAGTTAAAGACACTGTGGAAGCCCAAATCAAACAAAAGTTTGGCGGATCGTCAAACGCGGGAAGGTTTATTATCTCATGGAATGATGGAAAGGATTCAAGTGCGGATATTACTCCCGTTCAATTGAGCGATGCCCACAACCAATATCAGTTCCTTTCCCAAGAATCCATGCAGAAAATCATGGTGGCGCATCGTATCGTTTCGCCATTACTTTTGGGTATTAAGGACAACACGGGATTTGGTAGTAACGCAGATGAATTGAAATCAGCGTCTATCTTGTTTGACAATGTTGTGGTACGACCTTTCCAACGATTAATCATTGATGCAGTCACCAAGGTGTTGAATTTTAACGGGTTTAATTTGAATCTTTATTTCAAGACCTTACAACCTTTGGAATTCACCGATTTGAGTGGCAATGTCATTGATGATGAAACGCGCGAAGAAGAAACGGGCGTATCCTTGGCAAGTCAAAAAAAAAAGATTGATTTAGCGGACATGACCATCCAAGACGAAAAATCTTGGATAGAACATTTGAAAGACAAGGGGGAAATAATTAACACCGATGAATGGGAACTTATTGATGTTCAAGAGGTTACAGACGCGGATGAAGAACTAAGATTTAACTTAGCGTATGACAACCCCAATAAAAAAAGTGATGACGATAAAGGGGTGTACAAAATCCGATACCGTTATGGTCCTGATTTCGTATCCAACAAATCAAGGGAGTTTTGCTCTACAATGGTTCAAGAAGCCAAAAGCGGAGTGATATTCCGTAGGGAAGATATTATCCAAATGGGTGATGCGGGTGTGAACGGACAATTTGCCCCAAGCGGTCAAAGTTCCTATTCAATTTGGAAGTACAAAGGCGGTGTAAATTGTCACCACAGATGGGAACGATTGACATTTAGACGCAAACAAGTCAAAGGAAAGTTTTTGCCAAAGCAACCAAACGAAACGGGCGAAAGTAGGGATTTAGATAATTACAACGAAGTATCAAACAAAAGCGCAGACAATGCGGGTGTGCCATTCTCACCAAGTGGGTGGAATACCGCCAAGACACGCCCCATTGATATGCCAAACAAAGGATCATTAAAGAATAAATAAGATGTACGCAAACGATGACATATTACTGGTTGACAAAGAACTAATCTTCAAATACACCCAATTGGGTGGTAATGTGGATGTGGACAAAATCTATCCCTTTGTTAAAATCAGTCAAGACATACAAGTTCAAGAACTTTTGGGAACGAAGTTGTATCGGTACATTTTAACCCAGGTTGAAAACGGAACATTGACGGGCAATTACCAAACTTTGGTTTCGCACTATGTTCAACCCATGTTGATTCATTACGCCATGGCCGATTTGTTGTTGTTTCATGGCTATGAGGTAAGCAATGCGGGTATTTTGAGGAACTCACCCGAAAACACCACATTGCCCGACAAAACCGAAATTGATACATTGGTTCAACGCCAAAGAAATATCGCGGAAACTTATCGCCGTAGGGTTGTGGATTATTTGAGTTACTACCCACAATTATTTTCGCAGTACACCGAGGACCAACAAGCGGGTGAATACCCAAATACAAATCCGTCAAACTATGTTTCATGGAATCTGTAAAGAAAACATACAAGCCAAAGGATGAAAAGGTCAAGAAATTGACCACCTACATGACGCAGTTGAAAACCATCAATAAGGTGAAGTGCGATTTGTTTGTCAAAGGTGGTAAATTATTAACACTTGTCATCTTGTTGACGGGGTGTTCTGCGCAGTGGCATTTGGAACAAGCCATCAAAAAGAACCCCGCCATGGCACAAATAAGCGTGTATGGCATTGATACCGTGTTTGTGCGTGATTCTGTGACCATTACAGACACTTTCACAACAAAAACGATTGATACCCTCACAATTGAAAAGGATGGCGTTAAAACGATTGTATATCGAAATCACGATGTGATAAGAGTTCAAACAATTGTGAAGGCAGATACCATCCGTTACACCAAAACCATTCAGTTACCACCACAGATTCAGTATAAAGAACGCATCAGTGTACCACAAAAAATTGGTGTGGCGATTGGATCGGTGTTATTTTTACTTTTACTTTTTGCATTGATAAGAAAATGAGCAATTGGAACAACCCAAATAATCCGAACAACACACAGAATGGGTGGAAAACCCCATCAAGGTCATCCCCGCAAGGTGGTGGAACACGGGCGTGTTTGTGCAAGGACAAAAACACATATTCCAAAAAGTGTTGTGATGGCACTTTGTGGGCGCAAGGCATTGGGCAAATCACCCGTAATCCGTAACAATTAACCTTAAAATCGTTTTATAGATATGAGTATCGCAGGATCAGCATTTACCGCAGGTTACACTGGAAGTGTAGCCGTAGCCAATACCACCGCAAAAACGGGTAGATTCCGTGGATTTTTTGTCAATTCAAATGCCGTTGTATCGGCTTGTTTGGATAAGGATGGGAATTCATTGATGACTATCATGGGATTGACGGGTACAACCTTGTTACCTGGTCCTTTCCATTGCGTTGCAGACGGCAACTACATTTCATCAATTACCTTGACATCAGGTTCAATCGTACTTTACAACGAATAATGTTTGTTGGGATTGCAATGGGTGTTACTCCCTTCACCCAAGCGGGTGGGGCGGTATTGGCGTTAGAATATACCAATAGGGTAACTGCGGATGGTGGTTATTACGAAGGTGTGGACTGCATGATTTTCAAATTGGATAATTTAGATTCACAAGAATGAGTACACTTTTAGAACAAGCAAGTTTGGTTTTAATACCAAGCGGATACAAAGAGGATGTTGTTTATTCTCAAATACCCACAAGTGGGGCAGGCGATTTAAGTTTCACCCGTGCATCCAACGGAACGCGAGTAAATAGCGCGGGATTGGTTGAGGTTTGCCCGTGGAATATGCTTAGCAATTCCGAAGAATTTACAAGTGCAAATGGGTGGTTTGCAAATACCGCGGTTTCATCAACCGCATCACAAACAAGTGATTACGGGGTTGCACCGAATGGAACAACAACCGCAGACCGCATTCAACTTGCATTAAATAGTGGGGCGTATGCGGATTGGGTAATTGTACCAACAACGGGTATAATTGTAGGTCAAGTTTACACTTATTCGATTTACATAAAAAGTTTAAGCGGAACAAAAACAATTGGCTTTTTTAATGATGGTGCCACGGGGGACATTTTAACAACAGTCACAACAGAATGGCAAAGATTAACATATACTTGGACGGCATTTAGTACATCAATTTATCCAAGATTTTTACTTCAAAACGGCACAAGTACAAGCGCAGATTTGTTGGCTTGGGGTTATCAATTAAACATCGGCTCAACCGCCAAGCCCTATTTCCCCACTACCGACCGATTAAATGTTCCACGCCTAACATACCAAAATGGCGGGGGCGGATGTCCAAGTTTGTTGTTAGAACCGCAAAGGACGAATGTTGAAACTTGGAGTGAAGATTTCAGTAATGCATCGTGGACAAAAACAAATTCTTCAATAACTGCAAACACAACAACTTCACCAGATGGCACGCAAAATGCGGATAAAATAATTGAAAATTCGGCTAATGGGGTTCACTTTGTTTTCAATGTCGGTGCTACAATATCAGTTGCCCAAACATTATCAGTTTACGCAAAAGCCGACACAAGAACGCAACTTGCGTTGCAATTGGGTGCGTCATCTGTTATATACAATTTGAGCAGTGGCACTATTGTAAGTGGAAGTGGTGGTACAATTACGAGCGTTGGAAACGGATGGTATAGGTGTGCAATTACTACAACACCAGCCAACACAAACGCATTGATTTTTACTGCAAATGGTGGCACAAATTCTTATCAAGGTGATGGCACAAGTGGATTGTTTATTTGGGGCGCACAACTCGAACTCGGTGCATACCCCACAACCTACATACCAACAACCACCGCAAGTGCGACAAGGGTGGCGGATGCTTGTTTTAAGACGGGCATTAGTTCGTTGATTGGGCAGACAAGCGGAACTATTTTTTGGGATATAAACTTTGTGGCTGATGGAACTGAACAAACAATTAATATCAGTGATGGCACAAATTTTATTTACCTTCAAAAATATATAGATAACAAAATATACACAGGTGTTTATGATGGCTCGTTTGTTGGTTCAATTACAAGTCCAGTATTGACTTCGGGGAGGAAAAAAATTGCTTTTGGATATATTTTGAACTCGTTAATTTTATATATTAATGGCGTTTCAATTGGAACTGATTTAACGAGTACAATCCCCACTTGTGATAGATTAAGTTTAACCGTAAGTAATACGGGAAGCATTGAGACGAATAACTTTATTTTATTTCCTACCAAATTAACCAACGCAGAACTTGCCTCTTTAACCACAATTTAACACAATGAAATCCTTCAATAAATTCGAGTTCACCCCTACCGAATGGGCAACACTCCAAAAAGACATACAACAAACCACAACCACCCCAAGCGGTGAAACCGTGACAACTTGGAAAGATTGTGCAGTTGTTGAAATTGGATTTATTTGTTTAGATTGGGGAACGGAAGATGACAAACCCGTTTGCACAAAGCAAAGCGACAAATGGGCGGTAGACATTCTGTTTTATTCAGAACCCCCCGCAAGTTTTGCCCCGTTTGAGGTGTTCCCTAATCCGTGCGGGGTGCATACTTTCAGCGGTGATGATAATTTGTATCTCAAAACCTTTTGCGCTAAATATCCCGATTCACCATATTGTATTGTTCCTGATCCCGTAATATAATGGCTACACCGAAACCCAATGCCTTGCCAGTGTCGTTTGACCAATTTCGCAAAAACCCAATTGCTGCCGTTGCTTTTTGTATGCTGTTGGCTGTTTCTTATCTTTACTTTGACCTTCGTTCGGGCTATAAAGAACAAATTGAAAAGGCCAACCAAAAGATAGAAGCGTTGGATGTGAAGATTGACAAACTCACATACGCCCTTAAAAAGTCCGATTCGTGTTTGGCATCTGCCATGACCGAAATTCGTATCATGCAAACAATGAAAAAACTATGAAAAACCTTTTAATTGTATTTAGTGCATTGTTTATCACTGGTTATGTGTTCACAATTGCCCACGCTAAACAAAGCCCACAGATTGACGAAATAGATGCGTTGCTTAACAAGGTATCAAAAAACATTCAAAGTGCGGGAGAAGCCACGAAAATGGCTCAAACGATGAATGCAAAGATGGTTGAATCAAAGGTTGCGGAAAAGGAAGCGTTGAAAGCGGATGTTGCCAAGGCACAAGCCAAGGCAGAAAAGTATGCAAAGACCATGATGTTCATGGGTGTTGATACGGCCATTGCGGACATGGACACTGTGAGTTTGAACAATATGCTAAAACTAAACGGACTGTAATGGCAAAGGTGACAAAATCAGTTGGTTCGTGGACACCAAAGCCCAAGCGTAAAAACAAGGGCGTACATTCAAAAAATAACAAACCCGCAAAAAGGTATCGCGGTCAAGGAAGATAATGGACAAATTCAAAGCAAATGTAACGGGCATTGTTGCCATCCTAATTTTGGCATTGAGTTATGCCATTTTATTTTCAATTATCTTTTGGGACTTCCCAACGGATCAAAAAGACATTTATTTTACCATTGCTGGTGGGGTAACATCCATTGTGACTATGGTAGTATCATTCTATTTTGGGGCATCAAAGAAACAAGATGAAAATTAAACAAGTACCATTTCGGGCATACAATCGCGAAGCGGTTAAAAAGACCCAGGTGTATTTACACCACACCGCGGGAAACGGAAGCGGTGAACAAACCTTTGCGTATTGGGAAAAGGTTGCCAACAAGGTTGCAACTTGTGTTGCTATCTCAACAGACGGCACAATCGTTCAAGGGTTTGGAAGTGAGTATTGGGCGTACCATTTAGGGTTAGGCACAAAGCATTTCATGGGGCATGGTTGCCCTTATCTACCTTTGGATAGAACATCCATTGGTATTGAGGTTTGCAACTGGGGTCCGTTGACCAAAAAAGGCACAAAGTATTACAACTATGTGGGTGGTGAAATACCATCGGACCAAGTGACGGAACTTCCAACGGCCTACAAAGGATACAAGTTGTGGCATAAATACACAGACGAACAAATCCAATCCGTTAAGGACTTGTTGATCCTTTGGAATGAAAAGTACGGCATTGATTTAACCTACAATGAGGATATTTGGGTTGTAACCAAGCGTGCATTAAAGAACGAATCAGGTGTATTCACCCACAATTCAGTTCGTGCGGATAAGGCGGATGTGTATCCTTGCCCCCGTTTGATTGAAATGTTGAAGTCACTCACAAAGGAAAAGTAACCATTTACAAAAGAAAGGGGTTAAAATCCCTTTTTTTATTTGTGTATATGTTTGGAATTTCAAATATCAAATGTATATTTGCGTCATGAACATGACACTTAACATTTACGAATGCGTTTATCGCACAGAAAGCGGCAAGGAATTGTACACCAAAACATGGTATGCACCAACATGGGAACACGCCTTTCGCATGGCGGAAATTTACCGCACAGTCACTTTACACGATGCGTTTGATTTTATATTAAAACGCATTTAATTTGGAATTGCAAATACTTTAACCTATTTTTGAAAAGACAAATAACATGGATATCATTTACTTAATCATCGGAACACCCATTGCATTCGCCATTGGTTATTCATGGCACTGCATCAAACGCAACAACAAGCGTTTTGAACAAATCGAAGAAGCAACACCTTACCAGTTTGAAAAGGATGAGTACATCCCCGAATTCAATGAGTTCACTCAAATGTTGGTTCAACGCAGAATGTATAAAGGCAAAGCAAAATGATAGAAACACTTTGGATAACGCAAAAGCAATTGGACAAGATGAAAGATTACATCATCCAATACAGAAAGCCATGGAGTGTGGATGCAAAACTCATGCACGATGACCACATGATACTGTGGGAAGTGAAGATTGAAGGGCAAATGACATACACCGAAGCGTTTCACTTTGGTATGACAATAGATGGAACTATATGACTTTATATTTTAGAACTCTTTTTGAATTGGATGCGGTTGAAACCATTTTGCAACGCAGAACATATAAGAACATCAACATCATCGAAAAGCATTACCAAAACAACGGCACTTATTCCATAACCTTTGAAGGACATGAGGATTGGCAGTTGTTCACACTCGGACAAGCACATCAAATCATCATCATAAATGACAACACACGAAGCACTAACACAAGTATTTAACAAGTCAAACAAAGAGTTGGCGGAGTTATTACACGCCAATTACGCAACAGTTACAACCTGGAAATTCCAATTCAAACGAAACGGGTTAAGCATGGAAAAACAATTTGAGATTCTCACAAAACTAAACTACCAATTAAAAAACAAAATAGTATGGAACAACAAAAAAGAAGCGCAGTAACCAATGTAACTGCCAACGGAACTTACAATGGTCAGTACGGCACATTGTACAAATTTGAAATCACCTTTGCCAATGGCGATTCGGGTGAGTATGCCTCCAAAAGTGCGGATCAAACCAAATTCAAAGTGGGTGTGGAAACAGATTACACCATCACATCCAAGGAATTCAAAGACCGCATTTATTACAAGATTGCACCCGTGATGGCACAACCAGGTGCAACGCAACAAGGCGGATTCACACCAAAACCCAAAGACCCCGAAACGGACAAACGCATTACCCGTATGAGTGTATTGAAAGTGGCGGGTGATTTGGTCATCAATGGTGACATCAAATTACATGAGATACTTGCCTACGCACAAGTGTTTGAAAAGTTCGTGGTGGATGGTCAAGACACCTTGGCACAATTGAAACCAGTTTCACACGATGACTTGCCATGCTGATGAAAAAAATGATTGAGCAACTATCGGACACGATGTTGGAAATAGGGGGTGGCAATTACTGCCCCCTACAATTCCACATTGAATTGAAAGAATTGGCGGATACCATCAAGAACTTTCAGGACCAAGTAAAACCCCTTGCATTGACCGAAGCGGGCAAATGGCACGGGCAAGTGTACCACGGCTACGAAATCACACGCAAGGCGGGTGGGGGTCGGTATAACTATGACCACATTCCCCAAGTGATGGAATTACGGGCGGAATTGAAGGAACGCGAAAAACTCCACCAACACGCCTACAAGAACATGAATCACGGAATTTATTTGAACGAACAAACGGGGGAAGTTTACGAACCCGCCCAGTACCTTCAAAATGAGGACACTATAATGTTAAAAGCGGTTAAATAAAAAATGGGGGGCATCGGCATCCCCCCACTAATCCCATGAAATGACAAATAACAAGAACGGATTGTTGCAAAGATAGTTCTTTTTTGTATATTTGTACCGCATTACAGTTATGTCGCAGATAACTTGGAAAAATCTTTACAACCCCATTCAGTTTTTGGCACTGCGACCGCCATTAATTGTGTGGGGTTTTATTTTATGCAAAACACATACACAACACAAACAACAGTAAACAAAAACATTTGCACGATTGCAGTTTACATGAACCACACATGGTGGCACGATTACGAATTTCACACGGATGATTTGTACTTGATTAAAGGTCGAAACATTCTAATTGAAATTTCGTCTAAAAATTGGGGAACTCCTGAAAACATCCAAGAAATCCACAACTCTATTTTGAAACACCTTTTATCCAAATGAGATGGCAACGGATAAAAAATCGTTTTTGCTCTATTGTGATTTAATACACACAGTTGACCAATTGACCAACGAACAAGCGGGTGACTTATTCAAACATATTTTGAAATATGTGAACGACCACGATCCGCAAACGGACAATGTAATTACACGCATTGCATTTGAACCAATCAAACAAGCATTGAAGCGTGATTTGTTGAAATACGAATCAATCAGGCAGCGTAATTCCGAGAACGCACGCAAGCGATGGGATGCGACCGCATACGACCGCATACCAAATGATACCAAAAATGCCGATAATGATAATGATAATGATAGTGATAATGATATAAAAGATAATAAAGGTGATTTGGTTAATTCAAAAAAAGAAATTAAGGAACAACAAGCCCCCCGCCCCGCGATGAAACCAGAATACGCAAATACATTTGATTTGTGGTTTCAATACAAACAAGAAAAAAGACAAGGGTACAAAAAGACGGGGATGGAACAATTTGTTAAGACAATGGAATCACGATACACCGCAGAACAATTTGCAAAGTGTGTGGAGTATTCAATCACCCAAAATTATCAAGGTGTTTTTGAACCAAAAGATTTGAATAAAGCCGAACCCGTACCAACAAAACCAATAAAATACTTTAATATCGAAGATTATGACAAATGACATTGAGGAATATGTGTTAGGACAATTGTTGTTCTACCCACAGACACGGGCGTTATTACCCCGTATGAAGGCGGATTGGTTTGAAACTTTATTGTATCGCAAAGCCATACGCAACATGATTACCAATTACCATGCAAATGAACCCGTGGATTACATAACCACCACGGAAGGCATGACGGGAAAGGAACGGGTACAAATCATTGAAATTGGGCAGAATGTTCACGATGTGGCCAATGTAAGCCAGTACATCCCCAAGTTGGAACAAAAGTATTTGCACAAACAATTCATTGAACGATTGGGTAAGTTGGATTTAACCAAGGGTTTGAAGGAATTAATGGATGACACACAAACCATCATTGAATCAACGAGGTTTACAACCATTAACGACCCTGAATCCATCCACAAGATAAGTGCAAGGGCATTAGACAACATTACGGATGCAATTGCAAGGGGTGAGCGGATCACGGGCAAAGCAACGGGGTGGGCTTCATTGGATAGAATTTTGGGAGGTTGGAACGCGGGTGATTTGATTGTGATGGCTGCACGACCTGGAATGGGTAAAACGGCCTTGGCGTTATCACTGATTTACGAATTCTCAAAGTTGGGTGGGAAAAGTTTGATTATCAGTTTGGAAATGAGTTCCGAACAATTGGTAAAAAGATACTTTTCACTGATTACGGACATCATGAATTACAAGATTCGCAACGCATCATTGAACCAATATGAAGTGGAAAAACTTTGCCATGCGGTCAATAATAGCGATGTGGAATTTTATGTGGACCAAGAACCAAACGCATCCATCCAACAATTGAAATCCAAAGCCAAAGTACACAAAGCCAAACACGGGTTGGAACTTTTGGTCATTGATTACATCCAGTTGATGACGGGTTCAAAACAAAACCGTGAACAAGAAATTGCAGAAATATCACGCGGTTTGAAATTGTTGGCAAAGGAATTGAACATCACGATTATTGTTTTGGCGCAGTTATCCCGTAAACCCGAAGAACGCACGGACAAACGCCCATTGTTATCAGACATTCGGGAAAGCGGATCAATTGAACAAGATGCAGATGTGGTGATGTTTCCATTCCGCCCCGCAAAATACGAAGATGTACAACCCGAAATTGAGGATGCGGAATTGATTATTTCAAAGAATAGGCATGGTGAGTGTGCCACCATCCAAACCACATACATTGGAAATCGGACACTTTACAAAGAAAATTTGATACCTAAACAATTTTAATAATAAAATACTATATTTGTAGGGACAAATGAAACAAGAAACAAGAACGGTGGTTATTGAGTTGTTAACGCAATACCCCACATTTAGAGATTCGGACGAACAATTGGTTGCATGGATTTGGGGTTTAGAAATGAACGCCAAGGGTTATTCAACTGGAACACTTCCAACACAAAAATTCTTACGCATTTTGGCGGATGGACAATTAACATCAAGTGATTCAATTACACGGATGCGAAGAAAGGCACAAGAAGAACACCCCGAATTGCGTGGTTTGAAATACAACCAACGCCAAGACAGACAATCATCAGTTAAAAAGGATTTGGGCTATGGACAATAAACAACAAACGGCAGTGGACATTCTATGTGGAAAGTTAGCAATGAAATTAGGAATACCACAAGCAATTACTTTTTACATAGACCATCAAGAGGAAATCAGAGAAGCCAAAGAAATGGAGAAGCAAAGAATTGAAACTGCATACAACAAAGGAACAGTTCATGGAATTGATTATCCTGAAAGTACATTACCAATAACTGGTGAACAATACTACAACGAAACCTATGGAGGTGGTAAGCAATGACAAACAATAAACAAAGTAGCGTAGAATGGTTTCTTGACCAATTAATTGAACACCGAATTATCATTGTTAATAAAACAACATACCAAGTAAAATATAAACACGAAATACTTTTAGAACAAGCCAAAGCAATACATAAGGAGGAAACTATAAAATTATATTATGCATACGAAGACTATGTATTGCGGGAAGAAGGTATTATAAAGACATTTGGTCAATTTTACAACGAAACATACAAATGATTAAAATAGTGGTACACGATAAGCAATGGTTCATTGACCGCATTGGAAAAAGAATTTACAGAGAAAACAATGTCTGTAATTGCGAAGTATGTACCACAGTTCACAAAAAAGGATTAATCATTACCGATGAGCAACACGCCAATTATTTATACGATTGTCAAGAATTAGATTTAATTTACTATGAAAACACCAATAGAAAGATTCGTTGAGTGGTTAGAAGAAAACCACCCCACCGCAGTACCAGGACCCGAAGTAATTCACCACCTCAAAAGATTAGAACAAATGGACCAACAAATGGCATACAATGCGGGTTTCACAAAAGCCAAGTCATTGTACCTTGACGCTGAATGAAACATCTTGAAAGCCGTTTACAAGTCAACTGCGTTAAGTGGTTTCGGTTGGCATACCGCAAGTGGGCAAACCATTTGATTCATGTTCCCAACGGAGGATCACGCGATTTGCGAACGGCTCAAAGATTAAAAGCCGAAGGAGTATTGCCAGGGGTGGCCGACCTTGTGTTGTTCATCCCCAACAAAACACACCACGCGTTATTCATCGAACTTAAAATCAAACCAAACAAGCAAAGCACACACCAAAAAGAGTGGGAAAAGTTAGTCACTGCAATGAATTACGCCTATGTGGTTGTATATTCGTTTGACGATTTCAAATTACAAATAGAAGCATACATTGGTAACACTTGAAGCCATAGCGAAACGGCACAACGAATGGTTGAAAATTGCCAAATACCTTGGGGCAACGGGTGATGAATCGGACGACATGGTACAATCAATGTATCTCAAACTTGCAGAAATACAATTGGCGGAAGGAAATTTCACACGGCTAACAAACCACCACGGAACAATAAACACCATTTATCTTTTCAAAATGCTTCACAATGCGTTTATGGACATCAAACGAAGCCAAAAGAACACAATACCCCACCAAGACCATTTTGTTCCCGTAGAAAGCCCCGAAATGGCTGAAATGGCACATTCTGATTTAATGGGCGAGGTGAAGAACGCAATTGATGAACTCCGTGACTATGACCAAATGTTATTGGAACTCCATTTTGTGTATGGGCATAGCATGAGGGAGATAGAAAAACGCACGGGGATTCCCACACATTCGGTGTTTAACTCCATCAAGAACGCCAAACAATTTATCAAACAAAGGACACAAAACAAATACAAGATATATGCAGAAGAAAAAAGACACACGGAAACAGTTTACCGAATCACGACCATCCATCGGACTGGGGGATACGATTCAGAAGGTAACGAAGGCCACGGGGATTGAAACTATTGTCAAGTGGTTGAACTCGGAAGATTGCGGATGCGATGCCCGTAAACACAAATTAAACAAGATATTCCCAAATCGCAAACCATTGTGCATGACGGAGGGTGAATATGATTGGTTTACACATTTCAAGACCATAAATTCCACCACCTTATCACCGATGGAAGCGGACCACCTATCCAAAATGTGGTCAAGGATATTTCAAAGCAAAAGAATTTACAAGCCGTGTACTTGCAACCCAAAGGCATGGCAAACCATGATAAATGAATTGACACAAGTGTATGAAACTTATCAAGTGCAAGAATGAATGTGAAGTTTGTGACCATTACAAAGTAAGCACAGAAGAAAAAATCAACCCCACTGGACCACACATAGATTCCAATTTGATTTATATTTGTGATAAGTGCAAAGTTAGGTTTGCGGATCGTGAACGATGGGGCGAATGGTTAAAACAAATTAGGCAACTCAATGCAGAAACACACACGGATATATCTTGATTACTTTGGATACGATACAAGCGATTGGATTGGTTGCGAAGTTCCTGATTGTGGAAAGCAATGTGTGGATGTACACCACCTTATTCCAAGGTCAAAAGGAGGCAAGGACACGATTGAAAACCTTATGGGGTTATGCCGTGATTGTCACCATGAAGTACACTTTGGAACGAAATTGAAAAACGAATATCTGATAACAGTACACCAAATAAATATGCACAAATGATTGAAGCGTACAATATAAACGACATTCATCCCAACGATGCGAATCCAAGGTTCATCAAAGACCACAAGTTTGAACAGTTGGTAAAGTCAATAAGGGAATTCCCCGACATGACGATGGTTCGCCCATTGATAATCAACCAAGACAATATGATTTTGGGTGGCAACCAAAGATTTATGGCAATGAAAGAACTTGGGTTTACAACCGTACCTTGCCAAAAAGTTGATTGGAGTGCAGAACGCCAAAGAGAATTTTTAATCCGCGACAACACCAATTACGGATCGTGGGATTGGGATGCACTTGCCAACGATTTTGATGCGGACGATTTGGAAGATTGGGGATTGGAACTACCAAAAGTTATTGACGAAGTGGAGGATAAACCAAAGATTGATACCCAAAAAATTACATTGGAATACACACCCGATGAATACAATCAAGTAAAAAAAGCATTACAAAAAATAGCATCAACCCCCGAACAAGCAGTTTGGAAATTATTAGAACTATGAAAGCATGGAGAGAAACCCGCGACACCATACCACATGACCAAGTGTGGGTATTAATTGACACCAAAGAGGTTGCTTATATTTTAGACGGGCAATGGTATTTGTCACATGATGATTCACCAATCAATGCACCCTATATGTGGATGCCTATTCCCCTTTTACCAAATGATTAATCATGTGGGTAGTCAAGTACACAACGGGAACTTATGACGATTTTATGCGTCACAATATATTTGTGACTAAAAATGAAGAATTGGCAAAAGCGTATGTTGAAAAACACAATAAGGTATTAACGAAATGGCAGAAGTATTGGGAACAATTTGAAAACGAAGATGATTGGATGGAAGACCCAACAAAAGATTGGAATCGGTGGTATCAAATTGTAAATAGAAATGAGGCATACTACGATAAAATTGATGTCAGATAATTAGCAAATAATTAGTAAACACATGGAAAACAAAGATTATTTAATTCCTGCACAACCTGGTGAAGTACGCAACCCCAACGGCAGACCAAAGGGAAGCAAGAACCGAAGCACCATCGCACGGAAATGGTTAGAGGTAATGCAAGAAAGCAAAAACCCCATCACGGGTGAATTGGAAAAACTATCCCAAGAAGATTTAATAACCCTTGCAATGATACACAAGGCAAGGAAAGGTGATGTCGGCGCGTACAAACAATTGATGGATTCGGGATTTGGTATGCCCACCCAACAAATTGATGTCACCACTGAAAAGCCAATCTTCAATGGTATTGACTTGGATGTGAAATAATGCTTCAAAGAACCACCGCCCAAACCAAGATTTCACAACTGCGAAAGCGGGTTAGAATTGTGCGCGGTGGAACATCCAGTTCAAAAACATTCAGTATTATTCCCATGCTTATCACATACGCGGTGCAAAACCCAAAGTGTGAAATAAGCGTTGTATCAGAAACCATCCCGCATTTGCGAAGGGGTGCAATCCGTGACTTTCTTAAAATCATGGACATGGTGGGAATGTATGACCCAAACAAGTGGAACAAATCTTCACTCACTTATACATTCTCAAATGATTCATACATTGAATTCTTTTCTGCGGATCAACCACAAAAGTTGAGGGGTGCAAGGCGTGATGTTCTATTCGTTAACGAGTGCAACAACATAGATTGGGAATCGTACTACCAAATGGCAATCCGTACCCGTAAATTCATTTATTTGGATTACAACCCAGTGGCGGAGTTTTGGGTGGATAGCGAATTGGTAAACGACCCTGATGCAGAGATGATTGTACTAACATACAAAGACAATGAAGCGTTGGACAAATCCATTGTGGCAGAAATTGAAAAGGCACGGGATAGGGCAGAAACATCAAACTATTGGCGTAATTGGTGGAAAGTATATGGGTTAGGTGAGATTGGAAACCTACAAGGGGTTATCTTTTCCAATTGGCAAACCATTGACAAGATTCCCGAAGATGCAAGGTTACTTGGTTGTGGTGTGGATTTCGGTTATACAAACGACCCTACGGCAATTGTGGCCGTATATGAGTACAATGGCCAACGAATCGTTGATGAAGTCGCATATCGCACGGGGATGCTTAATTCGGATATTGCAAAGGCATTACCCAACTTTGTGCCAGTGTATGCGGATAGCGCAGAACCAAAGTCAATTGATGAAATACGCAGATACGGCATCAGAATAAAAGGAGTGACCAAGGGAAAGGATTCAATCAACTATGGAATCCAAATCATGCAATCACAATCGTATTTGGTCACATCCACATCCACAAACCTAATTAAAGAACTACGAAATTATTGTTGGGATACTGATGCCCAAGGGCGCACAATGAACACACCAACGGGTACAGAACACGGAATTGACAGTTGGAGGTATCACGAAATGATGGCACTTGGGATTCGTGGGAACTACGGTCAATATGATATTAGATAAATAAATTGTTTATTTCGTGTGGGTTTCATATATTTGCAAAGACAAATAATGAGACACGGAAGTTTATTTTCGGGAATTGGTGGGTTTGACTTGGCATCCGAATGGATGGGATGGGAAAATGTATTCCATTGTGAGTGGAATGAATTCGGTAAAAAAGTATTGAAATACCATTTCCCAAATGCCGATTCTTATGGCGACATAACACAAACGGATTTTACAAAATATGCAAACAGAATTGATATTCTCACGGGTGGATTCCCTTGCCAACCATTCAGCAACGCAGGACAACGCAAAGGAACGGAGGATAAACGCTACTTGTGGGGCGAGATGCTTCGAGCAATACAAGAAATTAAACCCAAATATGTCGTTGCCGAAAATGTCTTTGGTATCACGACTATTGATGGCGGATTGGTATTCAACCAGGTGTGCATTGACTTGGAAAATGAAGGGTACGAAGTTCAACCGTTTATTATTGGTGCTGCAAGCAAAAACGCACCCCATAGAAGGGAAAGGTGTTGGTTTGTTGCCTACTCCAAATTCAAGTCCACGGGAAGTGACGGAGGAACAAACGATGAAAAGAAAAGAGATTTACGGAGGGGAAACACGGGCGATGTACTTGGAACATTTTGCAGCGATGGGAATGTTGCCGACACCGATGGCATCGGATTGTGGGGAAAAGGTGACGGGCTTGGAAAATCAGGATTCGTTGACAAAACGAGCAAGGGAAACGACTGGATCCATTTCCCAACTGAACCCCCGATTTGTAGCGGAGATGATGGGTTTCCCAACGAATTGGACGGAATTACCCTTTCAAAGTGGAAAAAAGAATCATTAAAAGCATACGGAAACGCAATTGTGCCACAAGTGGCGTATGAAATCTTCAAAGTAATTGAATCAATATGATAATAGAAGGATTTGAAAAAGCAATTGTAGGGATTCAAAAAAACACGAATCGGGTTGTGTATAGTAATCAAATTATGGTTAACATATTAATTGAAGACGGCATGAACCGCGATGAAGCAATTGAATATTTGGAACACAATGTTTGGTCGTCCTGGATCGGTGAAAATAATCCAATCTACATGAACCAAATGAATCACGATGAATTAATAGAAATGACCAATGAAAATATGGACTGAATCCGAAATGGATGAATTTCGCTTGTTGTTCCCCGTAACCCACAACAAGGACTTGGCGGTGAAGTTTAATTGCACACCGAATGTCATTAAAAACATTGCATACAAAAACGGGTTAAGAAAGGACAAGGATTTTTGGCATGGTTATTTGAAAAACACCGCCCATAAGCATTTGCCTAAATTTAAAAAAGGATGCACAAGTTGGTGCAAAGGAACAAAGGGCGTAATGCTGAATGGGGCTGAAACACGATTTGTCAAAGGGCAACGCCCACACAACTACCATCCGATAGGGCATTTGAGCAGTTATAGGGACTTCATAACGATTAAAACCGAGCAAGGGTACAAACCCCTTCACCGATTAACTTGGGAACAACACAACGGCAAAATCCCACCATTCAAATACATTGTGTTTAAGGATGGCAACAAAGAGAATTGCGACATAAGCAACTTGGAAATGGTGGACAAAATGCACTTCATGAAGGAACACCACCCAATGAAGTACCCGAAGGACATCAAAGATGCAATCAATATCAAACGAGAAATAACAAAATACATAAAAAAACATGGCAAGAAACAAGATTAACGATGTGCGTGACCACTTATTTGAAGTGTTGGAACGCTTAAAAGATGGTGACATTGACATCGAAACGGCAAAAACAATGGCAGATGTAAGCCAAGTAATTATCAATTCGGCAAAGATTGAAGTGGATTTTATCCGTATCACTGGGGCAAACCAAAACACGGGTTTCATCAAACTAACCGAAGGGGGTGACAAATGACACCAAAAGAGAAAGCCGAGGAATTATTACATAAAATGCAATTAGATTGGGGGTGTAATTGTTGCTACAACGATTGGGCCAAGCAATGTGCATTGGTTGCAGTTGAGGAATTAATTGAACATGATGATATTGATGATTATTGGATTAAAGTAAAACAAGAAATAAAAAACTTATGACATTAAAAGAAAAAGCCCAGCAGTTAGTTGATAAATTTGAACTTATTCAAAGCCGAATTGAATGGACTGATGATAATAGCGATGTTAATAATGAATGTAAAAAATTCAACAGTGAAAACAATAAAGAGGTTGCATTTTACTGGAAAGAATTGGCAAAAAAATCTGCATGTTTAGCAATTGATGAAATAATAGATGCAGATAGGAATCGACCATTCAAAGAGGTTAGGCATTATTTAGAATTGAAACAAGCAATAAAAGATTTATGACAGTTAGCCATTATCAGGAAGTTCACAACCTTAAACAAGAAATCAGGCGGATGCGGTTGCAGATGATTGAACAAAAGTCGGACTATGACAATTTGGTTCGTGCGTTGAAGCGTGAAATCGTTCAACCCAAAACCGATATCAATTTAGAACCAACCCCATGGCGTGAAGTGTTACGGGCAATCTGTGAGGTTTACGACCTTACCCCCGACACAGTGATAACAAGGTCAAGAAAGCGCAGGCCGTTGTATGCCCGTCATATGTTCAACCACATTTGCAGAAAGCGGTTGGAAATGACATTTGAAGAAATAGGGTTAATCTGTGGGCGGGATCACTCCACCATCATTTCATCAGTGCGTGAATTTGGGGATATTTTACAGACGGACAAAGAAGTCCAAAGATACCATGCAAGGGTTCACACCATCCTTCACGAAAGATTCCCGTAAACATTCGGGAATTTCTTCGTTTTATTAGTATATGATTGAAAACAAAAAGATAATTGTACCTACCGAACTGCGTGATGTAAAGTTGCATCAAATGATAACATACAACGGGTTAAAACCCGAAATGGATGATGTATCAAGGCAGTTGGAAGCGGTGGCAATCTTTTGTGACTTGACCATGTCGGAGGTTAAGAATATGCCATTTGACACACTGAAATACTGTGTGGAAAAAATCACAACCATGTTGGAATCTAAACCAACATTTACACCCAGGTTCGAGTACAAAGGCATTGAATACGGATTCATCCCAAACTTTGACGAACTCACAACGGGTGAATTCATTGACATTGAAAATTACTGCAAAGAACCAAACGACCTTTGGAAAGTGTT